TTATAGTGTATTTAATATGTCCTTGTTGCGCTCACGCATGGTTTCTGTGACATGGGCGTATATATCAAGAGTGGTTGCTACATTTTTATGTCCCAGACGTTCTTGTACATATTTAACATCAGCTCCTTTGGCAAGTAAATTAGAAGCGTGTGTGTGCCGGAGAGAATGAAAATCAAGCTCAGTGAAGCCAAGCTTGTGATGAATAACATTAAAACAGTGCATCATGGTTCTTGGCTGAATCCATGAGCCATCATCTCTTACAAGCACCATATGCATTGATTCGCCAGCCGGCTCATAAGTAAGTCTCTTAGAGTCATCTTCAAGTGTCTCACAGTAGATATAGTTGTAATATTCATTATAGTATTGTTCACATTCCTTTTCATGATCGTACATCCTTTTAAGTTCTGAAAGCGTTGTATCATCAAGTTCTATGGTACGATATGAATCATATTTAGGGTTTTCCAGATACCATTTATCATCATGATTCTGTACCTGTCTGTTAATGCTTAATAATCCATTATCAAAGTCTATATCATCCCACATAAGACCAAATATCTCACCCAGACGCATGCCGCACCTATAAGCGAGAAGAAGTGGCATATGATATATATGTCCTTGTGCAAATGTTTTAAAGACAGTATCAAGCTGCTCATTAGTCCATACGACTCTTACTTTCTTTTTTGTTTTAACCTCTGCCTTTGCTCTTGGAAGCGGAAGAGAAATAGTTGCAGAAGGGTCATCATTAATAAATCTTGCAGTAGTCTTTGCGTAGGCAAATGACTTGGTAAGAATGCCCTTAACATTGCCGAGAGAGTTTCGCGACATTCCGGTATTAAAAAGATTATTTATAAGCTCCTGGAGAAGACTTGGCTCTATGTCTTTAAGATAATATGAACCAATAGCCGGCTTTATATATAAATCAATTTTCTTTTTGTAAGTTGATGCCGTATTAGCTTTAAGATTGACCTTGCAATAATTATCAATCCAGTAATCCATGTAATCAGATACAGAGATATTAGATGGAGTGAAGCTCTTGCCAGTCTGTTTATATTGTGTGTATGCGACCATACCGGCTTCATATGCCTCAGATTGGTTCTTAAATCCGCTCTTGGTAATCCACTTCCTTTTACCATCGATAGCGGCGGCTTCAAATCGGTAAGCCCATAGATTGCCACGCTTATATGTAAGGACCTTAGATATTTTCTTTTTCATATTAATCATTCCTTTCTGTTTTTGGGAAGTTGCACCAGTGCAACAGTAAAAATGGGTATAAAAAATACACCTACTTGCAAAAGCGGTGTTCAGAATGATATAATATGGCTTGTTCAGGGCGGTATTACATCATAGGCACTGCTTATTGTAAGTATCGTGGTAAAAGCTCTTGTGTTGGTAGCACAGGGGCTTTTATTTATTTTGTCGGACCATCTCGGTGAAGTCAGCGGGATGGTAAAGTAAAAAAGAGACCTAACAATGAGGTCTCTGTAATAACGTATAAGACCTCCACATTGCTGCGGAGGTCTTTCCAAAATAAAAACAATCTTCTATAATGCCCTGTAGGCCGTATTGTTAAAGATATAATATCTTTGTTTGATTATTATATTATGGAAAACTAACACAGTCAATATGTATTGAAAAATAAAATGTATTAAAATAAATACATTAATTTAGAAAATAAGTTTTGCTTTTATTGCTTCATTTATAGCATTCATTTTTTCATCAGAGAAATTAATACCATATAACACATCAGTAGATTTTCTAGGTGTGTATATTCTTGCCTTATCAATGGTAGTAATTTGGCTGATTAATGCAATACTTCCTGATTTTAACTTAGATATTTCCTGCCTGCTTTTTTGAAGAAATAGAATATCACCTTCTGTTTGAGCAACCTTTGAGTTAAGTTCATTTTGATTACTAATTAATACATTTATATTATCTACAAGAGTTGCAGCTATTTCGTTTTCTACATTATCTTGTGATTCAATCTTATTTGCAATTTTTTCTATCGCGGAATTGGCAGAATCTATAGAGCTTTTTAGCCTGTTACATTCATCTAGGTCTTTCTGAGCTTGTTTCAACATATAAGCATGTCGCGTATCTAATTTGCTGAAGAGTTCGGAACCGAGAAATACATCAGTTGGATAGGTTTCGTCAGCTGTTCCAGACGTAAGAGGAACTACAGTTACAACATTAGCACTATGATGATTGTTTTTATCAAGAACTATAGCATAATGTAGACCACCATATTCTTTGCCAACATTAAATCCAAAATTAACCTTTACAACATCACCACGATTATAGCGTATCTGCTTTTTAGGATCATATGCATCTTCCTTTTTTATATAATCTACATAAGTCTCAAACCAATAGGAAAGCAGATTTGCCTTTTTTAAGTATCTCCCTGACGGTTCATTTATGTAATACTCAAATAAATTATTTAATTTTTTTATAGCATTCTTTTTATGTTGGATTACTTTGTCCTTTTCCAATGGTAAACTCAATTTATCAATCTCCTTTTTATTTAGTATTTTGTTATTTCTCCTTATATGCAAAAAGAGCCTTGGAATACAATCCCAAGACTCTTCCGCGACCGCCCAGCAGTCATTCACTAATTACAAGTGACATTATATCATATCCAAAAGTCTTGTCAAGTATACCAATATATTTTAATTTATAGCGTTATATTGTAATTTATAATCCATGTGCAAAGCTTTCAAAGAAATCAGCAAGCTAAAAGCTTCTTTACAAAAGCTAATACATATCCAATCTTGTAATCAGGTACTTTTTCAATTAATTGTAATAACTGTTCTTTTTCACTCATATTAATACCTCCATATACTATTGTCTCATTTTCCGACTTTCTCTATATTGTTCTGCATCTGGGATATCGACAAATTCAACAGTCTTGTCATAGTTTTGTCGTATAACATCTTTTATTTCATCCAATGTAACATTGAAAAATTCTCTTCTATGGTTGACCATATTAACCTTACGATTTTCAAAGGCTTTATGTAGAGCATTCTCAAGTGCAGGAGCATCATCAGAAAATATCATTGCATGCACATCAAAATTGAAAGGAACGGACGCATCACCTAATTCATCAACTCTATCTTGAGGGTTAAGACGGCGGGTCATACCAATTTTGTAAATATTCTCACCAAATGCACCAATATTAGAAATAACATAAACATAACCAGCACGCTGATTAGCTTCTCTGTAATCTAAGTCTTTTATTTTCACATCAATAACACCAAGTTGTGATTCAAGCTCATTTTTCTTTTGTATCAGCTCATCTGAAGGCGTAGGAGAAGATTCAATTTGTTTTAAAACAGATAGCAAAGCGTTTTGATAATGATTACGCTCTTTATTAATAGCTTTTCGTTGTTCTTCTATTTCCTTTTGTAGCTTGGCAGCTTCACGAAGAGCAGCTCTAGCCTCTCTTTGTTCCTCTTTTTCTGCTTGTTTTTTCTGACGATATTCAAAAGCAAGATGTAATTCATCTACTTTAGCCTGATAGTACTCATTGGATATTGAAATCTGCATCATTTTTCCTAGTCGTGATATTGCGTTGCGAGAGGTTGTAATTCTTTTAAGCGACATATCAAAATTATTGTATTTGACGTTATTTATTACCTCATCACATTCGCTATTAAAAGCTCTTAACAAAAGTTTTTGAGTATCACTTACCATCTTAGAACCTTTTTGTAGGCTACCATTAACTTGCCAATTAATAGCACCAGTGGCAGCAGTACCATTTTTTATCATTTGTTTCTGTCTATCCCTGATGGCTGTTAATTTTTCTTTATAGCCATCAGATGTGGCGAAATCATAAATAGGTGTATACAAACCAAACTCTTGTACAAGTACATCGTCTTGCATAATAATCAATTTTGATTTTGTTTCATCTATAAGGTCAAGAAGATTATTGTATTCCTGTCCTTTATCGTTAATGCGATTATTCAAATTATCAAATTGTCCCTGTAAATCATTAACCTGAGCTTTTAGTGATTCTATATGCTGTGATAAATCAAAACTAGTCTGCATTTCTGGAGTGATCATTTTCTTTAATTGTTCGTTTTCTTCACGAAGTTTTTTAGCGTTTAATATATCAGATAATCCCATGTTTTCTCCTATTCAAATAATTCCATAATATATAATGATGGTTGAAACCCAACAACATAATTGTCTACTTGCACGGATATGCCATATTTAGAACGGTAACATTCAATAGCATCATTTAGAAATGCTTCTGTTACATTTAAGTAATCTGCCATATCGTGTAATGTTCTGCAGTTGGCTTTATAACAATTAATAATACCTTGCAAACCAACCTGCCTATTATATGCCCACAGACGGGCTCTAGCTTCTTGCTTTCTGTTACCAGTGTCAGACATATCTAAGATATTTCCGGTTGAGGTGTAAAAATGTCCTAATTCCTCTGCAAGTACGCAGGCTTTTTCTTTTTGCGTTCTTAAGCTATTACTTATAGCAACAGTGCCATCACAATATAATCCTTTTATTCTAGTTCCCTTCAAATTGTAGTCATCATAAACTGTAACATTATTATCATTTGCATTGGATAATAACTTCTCATAATCAGTCAATAAATCATCCCCTTAGTTTTTTCTTTTTGATTTAACAAAATTAGCAAATTCTTCTATCTTATTTAATTCCTCTGGTGTAAATCCATCTCCATCAAAATGAGCAGCTATAGTATGAGGTTCTTCTAATCCCAAAAGCACATCAGCAGAAACATTTAATACATCAGCAATTCGCTTTATAGTTTGAACATTAGGTTCTCTGTTCCCACTCTCATATAAAGAATATGTAGATTTGGCAACCCCAATAGCTTCAGCAACTTCTTTTTGAGATAAACCTTTCTTTTCTCTTGCTGACTTTAAATTTTCATTAAAAATATCTCCCATATTATTAATCACCGCCTTGAATAACATTTGTATGATTTGATTATATGAATGAAATGCAAACATGTCAATAAAAAGTTTACAAAATGCAAAGAAAACTATTGACAAGTTTGCGATTAGCAATTATATTATAATCAAAGTTTGCGATATGCAAACATGAAAGGAGGAAACAAAATTGTTTAGAAACTTAGAAGCGGAACAGGCACGAAAAGGATATACCAATTCAGATGTGGCAAATTTATTAGGAATATCAAGAGTTTCTTATGAAAACAAGAAAAAAACAGGGAAATTTACAACATTTGAAATAAAGATTTTATGTAAGACCTTTAATGTGAAGTTTGATTATCTATTCGAGGAGGTGAGAGAAGAGTGAATAGCCTGAAAATTAATTTCGATAAAGAAGAACTTGAAATTGATGGAACAAAAATTACAAAGCCATTTATTGTAAGCGTTCCACATGATGATGGCTATCAAAGAACAAAGGTATTTAATCATAAGAATGGATGGAAAGCAGGAGAAAAACTTCCCTGTATTTCAATAACAAGAACTTAATACAGGGAAGAATAAGCTATTCATAGAAGAATTTTATAGCTTTTAACTCATTGTTTTCAAGAACATAGTCATCCATATAAATTTTTAAATACTGTCCATCCGGTGAAACGAGCGTGTCTCCAACTGATACTGTGCCAAGATATGAAGAGGGGACTAAAACAAAAGCTCGTCCTTGTTCAGTAATGGGAAGACCTTCACAAGTTCCAATTTCAGTAAAGTCGTTGATAATGGTGTATGTAATTGGCATAAATAAACTCCTTTCTTAGAACTAGGTGCTGCAACACTAGTAATTAAAGTATAGGAGTAAAAGAACATTTGCACAAGCAATTATCTATTCGAGGAGGTGAGAGAGTGAGTGGCTACTTAGTTATTATTGTGGTTTTATTGCTGAATATATACGCAGTAGTAGCTTGCATACGAGAGAAAAAAGGAGCTTTTGCTATATCAAAGGTACTGGCAGATTGCATTTCCTTAATATACGCTTGTACTCATCAAAAGTAAAAGAACACATTTTATTAAAAACATGGTCTAGTTCATTACGGCATGTGTATAAATCAAAATCTGGATTTTCATTTTCAGCTTCAAGTAAATTCAGGAAAGCAAGATAGAATTCAGAATAAAGTGATTGTGAATGAACATCCATTAGATGAATATTTTGCGTGAATAAATCAAGAAAGATACTTCGTGCTTCAAAACCAAGTGAGCTCAAATTGTTGCCAGAAAGAAATCCGGCACAATATTTTTGATAAAAGGGAATATAGAATTTATCCAGTCTTTCCTTATAGACAACTTTTTTAGAAGTAAGAAGGTCTTTAATAAAGTTCGAGTAAATGGCAATGCACGAGCCAATCAGTGAAATTATAGCAACAATTATAGAAACCATGATATTTAACCCCCTATATATGATGAGCAGATTATATCACATATTTGGAAATTTAACTATTTGAGGAGGTGAGAGAGTAATTGAGCATAAAACCTACAAATATATAATTCGCAGTTATGAACCATTTATGGAAGAGAGAACAAAGACATTTATTCAGGCGTTATCAGCTATAAAGAAAATGAAAGTATCAGGTATTAAGCATTATGAAGTTATAAGGATACCATTCAGCGAGAGACATCCTAACTTCCCAATATATTTTTCAATAGCTGTGCTAGTAATGGTAATGCTTTAAATACCAAGAAAGGAGCAGGCAATGATTATAAGAACTGAACATGCCAATTTTGGCAGACCGGAAGATTTACTCCGGTATATGCAGGAAGAAAATATTGAGGTTGTAACAGTAGAGTCGGAATACTGGGGAGCCAAGCTTGCTCCTATGAAGATGACACAGAAAGATGTAGAAGACTGGGTGAAGATGAAGGAGAAGTAAATGAATTATACAGCAATAGCGATAACAGCAATTATCTGCATAACAATATTGGTATTATGCCATGAACCTAAGAGGAAATAGATTAAGGAAAGGAGCAGGCTTATGAAGATAGCAACAATCAAGAGAGAGCCGGAGGATATGGTGTATACAGTGGAGGAAGTGGCAACAATCATGCGAGCTTCTAAACAGTATGTTTATACACTTATCAACGCAAATCAGATAAGGGTGCTTAAAATCCCTCATACAAGAATAAGAAAGTCAGAGCTTGAAAGATTCTTCAGGGATAACGAGGGAAAGGATTTAACGAATCCGAATGAACCAAAGGATATTGTAATTTAGGAAAGGAGGATAATATGCGGCGTGTAGGTTTAATAATATCTTACAACAAGAGAATTAATGAGAATCTTAGGAATGGTAATACAGAGCTTGCTGCCAGATGGTATACAAGGCTGAGATTGTTGGAGATATTCAGCTTTGTACCGGAAGGAGCTTACAGGCTTCCAACCATATAAAAAGAGCCGCTGGACCGGCGGCTCTAGTACTTAGAACATAAAATGCTCTGCAAATATAACAATATTATTGTATCAGAAATGTTCAAGTACATCAAGAAAAAATTAATAAAATGGTCTTTTTTCTTGGGCTTGTAATGAATATTAACAAGTCTACGAAACAAAGATTGTTAAAAAGGGGTGTACATGAAAAGAAGAGGTACAAGGTACATTCCCTATGACTATGAAGCGGCAATTGATAAATCTGTAGAAGATATAAATGAGGTCTTTATGGAGTACATGCTGAAGACCAAATACAGGTGCGTCTACACATGTAAGGAGATACGGGCAGGCAATCAGCTTGAGATAGAAATATATCCAGAGTTCACCAGGAAAGAGGACATTCCGGAAGAAGGGAGAATTAGGGATAAAGAAACTCAAAGAAACCTGAACAATAAGAATGCCATTAAATATTGTGGAAGACTGATTATAGAGAATTTCACAAATAATGATATATGGATGACGCTTACATATGCAGAAGGGAATGAGCCGGCATGCTGGGATGAGGCTGTAAAAAATATGACTAATTACATCCGGCGAATTAATTACAGACGCAAGAAGTTGGGCTTGCCTAAAGCCAAGTACATATATGTTACAGAGCATGATCCAGACGCAAAGGTGCGCTGGCATCATCATGTCATTATGGACGGGCTTCTTGACAGAGATGTATGTGAGAAGTTGTGGAAGCTGGGAGACCGTTCCCAGTCAAAGCGACTTGAGGAAGATGCTTATGGTCTTGTAGGAATGGCTAAATACATAACAAAGGACAAGCACCGACAGAAAAATGAGAAGCGGTGGAACTGCTCCACAGGACTTAGACAATTCAGAGTTCGTAAGGTTCGTTCTAAGAGAAAGGGCGGAAATGGGCGGTATGTTCCTGTAAGCAAATATATAGATACATTTGTAAGAGATAAGACTGCAAGGGAAGCAGAAATACAAGCCTGGCACCCGGAATATTCTCTTCTGGAATCACAGGTTTATTACAACGGAGTTAATGGAATGTTTTATATAACGGCAAGACTCCGGGATTGGAGAAAGAGAGATGCAAAAGGTAGATATATACATCCAAACGACAGCTAGAGGACCAGCAGTCCGTAAGCATGTAGCATACATGTATGTCTTAAAGATAGTTATTAATGGCAAAGAGTTCATTAGAAACGGCAAGGGCACGCTTGAAAATGTTACAGAGAATCAGGCGGCACTGCAGGCAATAATACATGCACTTATGCGTTTCCATGAAAACTGTGAAATCCGCATAAATACAGAATGTGAGCATGTGTTAAATAGTTGTAGAAATGCTTGGCCACAACAGTGGGAAAAGGACGGTTGGAAGAAAAAGACAGGTAAGCCGGTAAAGAATGCGGATTTGTGGCAGCAGTACCTAAATGTAAGCCGCGGACATATTATAAGCTGGTCGGATGAGCCACATGATTTTACAAAGTGGATGGAATATGAGCTTAAGAAGATGGAGGCAGAATATGAGAAATGCCAGTGAGGAAGAAAGAATCAAGAATGAGCTGAAAGAACAGGAGTGGCTGAGGCAGGCAATTCTTACATATGATGAGGATAAAAGTGCAGTTAATACCAGTATGCGTGTAAATCATCTTACACAAGTATCAGGGAAAATAGCAAAGTTGAAAAGAGAGTTATACGAATGTCAGCACACAGCGACATATTAAAAATCAAGATGGCTTCAAATGGCATAAATACAGAATGGGAGAAGCGTTTTACTCCATAAATGTCTACAAGATACTTATTTATCTAAGTATATATATCACAGCAACTATTAATATGGCAGCAGACCTCCCTGTTATGGGAGGGGAAAGGAGAATATGAGCAGAAGCATAATGCAGGATACAAAAGAATGTTTTCTGTGCCGTATGAGAGCAGAGGGACAGGGGTATTTTGGACCTCTTACATCATATGGCTTAGAAAAGCACCATGTTATGCATGGGGTAGCAAACAGAAAGATAGCTGAAAAGTATGGGCTAACCGTATATCTATGTGAAAAAGACCATAGAACAGGAGCGGAAGCTGTACATAAGAGCAGAGAAACAGATTTGAAACTTATAAGAGCAGGTCAAAGACGTTTTGAACAGGTATACAGCCGTAGAGAATGGATGGAAGCATTTGGAAAGAATTATCTGTATGAAGATTCTGCAGATAACAATGTGCTTGAACAGGTATTACAGCAGCTTTTTAAAGATAATAAGCATCTGAGAGACAAAATATACACTTCAAGTCTTGAGACAGTGGAAATCATGGAAATCTTATATGCTGATGAAGCGGCGTATCAGAGTTGTGTACATAACAGGATTTATACAATGGATATAAATCGAGAATTAGGCAGGGTGACAATAACTGCACCACCAGACGAAAAAACAGAATGGAACAGAGAAGATGTTGTGGCAGCAGTTATAGATATTTATAGCAAGACAGAGGAGGATATATGATTGCAGAGATAATAAGCTTTATAGCCGGAGCAGCATTAGCAAGTGTTATTGTCGGATTCTGTAAAGCTGGAAAGGACAACTAATGACACAGGAAACATTATTGCAGATAGGAAAACTTGGACTTGCAATAGAAGATGGCGCAAATATGGTACTGGATATGTACAGAGTCAAGGAAGAACTTACAGGGGAAGACTTATTCAAGGGAGAGCCAAGCGAAGACAGAAGCCATTACGCAGGGTATACAAAGCTGTACAAGCTCCCTGGTATGAAAGATATAGCAGATGATGCGGCTGAATATATCAAGAACCGCTTAAGTGAAGTAATTGAAGAACATTGTAAGTCTTTAGAAGTCTGTATTTCTGCATTAAGCGATGCAGTAACAGTAAAAGAGGACAAGCCAGACAGAAAGGCGAAGTCTCCCAGTAAAGAAGCGCAATGATGCTTTTGGGTTTTATTGTGCACAATGTGGTAAATATGTATCCACAATAACGGTGAGCAGAGAGACATGGGGCTACAAAAGAAATTGTAAATATTACTGCTCATATAAATGCATGAGGGCAGCAGAGAAATAAGAGTATCAGAAAGGAGCCTGGAACTCTGGCCAGAGTGATTCGTACGATGTTCCTTTCAGAAATGACATACAAAGAGTTTTTAGAAAGCAAGATAGAACTTGCACAGGATAGTGGATTTGAAGTAAATCCGACAGATATTAACAAAGCATTAAAGCCACATCAAAGGGATGCCGTAATATGGGCGCTTAAAGGTGGAAGAAGAGCTTTGTTTGAAAGCTTTGGATTAGGTAAAACCATACAGGAGATAGAATTCTGTAAACAGGTAATAGATCACGAGGGCGGAAGAGCTTTGATTGTTCTTCCACTTGGAGTAAAACAGGAATTTACACAGGACGCTGTGAATGTTCTTGGATATGATGCACCTGTTTATTGCAGAAGTATGGAAGAAGTAGAATCCTGTGACAGCAGTATTGTTCTTACCAACTATGAAAGAGTAAGAGATGGTGATATAAGACCGGATTATTTTGTTGCAACATCGCTGGATGAAGCAAGTGTTTTAAGGTCTTTTGGAAGTAAGACATACCAGACATTTCTTGATAAGTTCAAGAATGTTCCTTATAAGCTGGTAGCCACAGCAACGCCAAGTCCAAACAAATACAAAGAGCTTATACATTATGCCGGATATCTTGAGATAATGGATACAGGGCAGGCACTTACAAGATTCTTTCAGAGAGACAGCACTAAGGCAAACAATCTTACATTGTACCCGAATATGGAAGATGAATTCTGGCTGTGGGTTTCATCATGGGCGTTGTTCATAACGAAACCTTCAGATGTAAATCCAGAATATTCTGATGATGGCTATGTGTTGCCTCCACTTGATGTAAGGTGGCATGAGATACCAATACATTACGGAGATACATCTGATAAAACAGGACAAATGCAGTTATTTACAGAAGCGGCAGCAGGCTTGAAGGAAGCTGCAGAAGTAAAAAGAAACAGCATTGACCAGCGTGTTGAAAAAATGAAAGAGATTGTAGAGAGTTCGCCTGAGGAGCATTTCCTTTTGTGGCATGACTTAGAGTCTGAAAGAAAGGCAATTCTTAAGGCAATACCCGAAGTTGTAGATATATATGGCTCACAGGATTATGACATAAGGGAAAAGCGGGTTATTGATTTTGCGCAGGGAAGAATCAAGCTGTTTGCAACAAAGAAATCAATATCGGGCTCAGGCTGTAACTTTCAGCGTTACTGCCACAGGGAGATATTCTTGGGGATTGATTATGAGTTTAACGATTTTATTCAGGCAGTACATAGATGTTACAGGTTCTTACAGACAGATACAGTTGTTATAGACATTATATACATGGAGAACGAAAGACAGATAAAAGAAGCACTGCTTGAGAAATGGAAGAATCATAATCACATGGTTAAAAAAATGACGGATATTGTAAAAAAATATGGTTTAAGTCCGGCATCTAAAATAAAGCGGTTAGAGAGAAAGATGGGAGTTGAGACAGTGAAAGTACAGGGAAAGCATTATACAGCGGTAAATGATGATTGTGTTGAAGAGTGCAAAAGAATAGAAAGTAATTCTGTAGGACTTATACACACATCCATTCCATTCGGAAACCATTATGAGTATAGCGCCAATTACAACGACTTCGGACACAATGAGAATACAGAAAAGTTCTTTGAGCAGATGGACTTCCTTACACCGGAGCTTTTAAGGATTCTTGAACCTGGCAGGGTAGCAGCCATCCATGTTAAAGACAGGGTATTATTTGGAAATGCTACAGGAACTGGAATGCCTACAATAGAGCCGTTTCATGCACAGTGTATAGAACACTACATGAAACACGGTTTTCAGTATTTTGGAATGATAACAGTTGTTACAGATGTGGTCAGGGAGAATAACCAGACATACCGCCTTGGATGGTCTGAACAGTGCAAAGACGGTTCAAAGATGGGGGTAGGCTGTCCAGAATATATACTTCTGTTCAGAAAACTTCCAACAGATAAATCTAATGCATATGCGGATGATCCTGTAAAGAAAACAAAGGAAGATTATACAAGGGCACAATGGCAGATAGATGCTCACGGATACTGGAGAAGTTCAGGCGACAGGCTTATAAGCAAAGATGAGCTTAAGGAATTCAGCGTTGATGATTTACAGCGGGTTTACAGGGAATACAGCCGTTCCAATGTATACAGCTATGAAGAACATGTGAAGCTTGCGGAAGAGTTAGATAAAAATGATAAGCTCCCAGCCACATTTATGGTTGTTGCTCCCGGTTCATGGAATAACCTTGACGTATGGGATGATATAAACAGAATGAGAACACTTAATACAACACAGAGCAGACGCAGGCAGCAGATGCATGTATGCCCACTACAGCTTGATATTGTTGAAAGAATCATTAACAGATACAGTAATGAAGGTGATATGGTTCTTGACCCGTTTGGAGGCTTAATGACAGTTCCAATGACGGCAGTAAAGATGAAAAGATATGGCTATGGAATAGAACTGAGCTGTGACTATTTCAGAGATGGTGTTGGATATCTTCAGGAAGCAGAGAATGAGATAGAAACACCTACGCTGTTTGACTTTATGGAGGCTTAATATGATAAACGGGGAATTAATAGTTGATAATTTCGCTGGTGGGGGCGGTGCCTCCACCGGAATAGAAGAAGCTACCGGCTTTAGTGTGGATATAGCAATTAACCATGATCCTAAGGCTATTGCAATGCATAAAGCAAACCATCCGAATACAAAGCATTATTGTGAAGATGTATGGCAGGTAGACCCAGTGCAGGCATGTAATGGGCATCCTGTGGGGCTTGCCTGGTTTTCTCCGGACTGTAAACATTTCAGCAAGGCAAAAGGCGGCAAGCCAAAGGATAAGAATATAAGAGGTCTTGCATGGGTAGCATGCAGGTGGGCTGGACTGGTAAGACCTAGAGTAATCATGTTGGAGAATGTAGAAGAATTCAAGACATGGGGACCACTGAACAGAGGGCATCATCCAATAAAAACAAAGCAGGGCAAGACATTTAATAAATTTGTAAATCAGCTGCAGGATTTAGGATATGAAGTTCAGTTCAGGGAGCTTGTGGCAGCAGATTACGGAGCGCCAACCATGAGAAAGAGATTCTTTATGGTTGCAAGATGTGACAAGAGACCTATTATATGGCCAGAGCCTACACATGCACCAGCAGACAGCGAAGCTGTGAAAAAGGGACTGCTAAAACCTTATGTTGGAGCATATACACAGATAGATTTTAGCAGACCATGCCCCAGCATATTTGATACATCTGAACAGATAAAGGAGAAATATGGAATAAAAGCGGTAAGACCATTAGCACCCAAGACAATGGAAAGAATCGCAAGAGGCTTAAAGAAATTTGTTTTGGATAACCCAGAACCTTTTATTGTGCCTATTGGGTATGGCGAAAGAACAGGACAGTTGCCAAGGATCCATGATATCAATAAGCCATTACCAACCATTGTCGGAAGCGGCAAACATTATTTGTGTGCACCAACATTGATTCAATACCATTCTGAGACTGTTAATGGGGAGGTAAGAGGCCAGACGATAGATAATCCGGTTATGACTATAGATGGTTCTAATAGATATGGACTGGTTTTATCGAGTCTTATACAGATGAATAACCATTGTGACGGAAGAAATATAAAGAAACCTCTTCCAACGATAACAGCAGGCGATGGACATTTTGGAGAAGTAAGGGCATTTCTGGTTAAGTATTATGGAGATGCTACAGGACAGGATATTAAACATCCTCTCGATACAATTACCACAAAGGACCGGTTTGGTCTTGTAACCATAGAAGGTACAGACTACCAGATTGTTGATATAGGACTAAGAATGTTAGAACCTAGGGAACTGTATGGGTGCCAGGGATTTCCTAGCGACTACATAATTGACCATGATTACACAGGAAAGACATATCCAAGAGCGGAGCAGGTTAAGAGATGTGGCAATTCTGTTAGTCCAATGGTACCAAATGCACTGGTAAGGGCTAACCTTAAAGAATTATGTATAGCGCAGAGAATGCCTAACTGCAGTATAAACGAGGAAAAGACAGGGCAATTAAGATTTGCCTAATAAGGAGAATAATTATGATTAAATGTGATAAAGGTAGAATTGAAATAAAAGGAACACCAATGGTACTTGTTGGAGAATTAGGAACAGCAATACAGACTGTATATAGAGCAATGCTTAATACAGGTATTGATAAGGTATTTGCTGAAGAAAGAATTAAGAAAGTCTGTGAGCTGGCACTTTTAACAGACAAAGAGCAGGAAGAGGTATCGAAAGACCTTGATAAAAAAATAGATGAAAAGCTGGATAAATTGGCTAATGCAATATTAAAGGAACTTTTTGAGGGAGGTAGTAATGATGGTCAATAGAGATTGTATAATGGCTAATCTTGAGCAGAGAGACTGTAAAGGACTTAAAGAACTGTATTGCGCCAAGGAGGATAAGCCTTGCCCATTCTATAAGCCGGCTGATAAATACAATAGAGATGGCAGTAGAAGGAGGAAGGCAAATGAAAAGACTTACAAGTAATAAAAATACATCTGATATGTCTATGATTGAACTGGCACATAATAGTTGCTATATAGATAATAAGCGTAATGCAAGATACAGAGATTACAATTTAGACATTGACAGTAGGCAGCTTGCAAGAAGTCTTATGAAAGATATTTGCAATGTAGATTTAACTGATTTATCAGATGAAGAATTTGAGGAATATATGGGTTCTATGCTTTCAGTAGAAATAGATAGTACAGTAGGACTTCTGGCATTGTTTTATCGTAATTTATGGGCGATAGCTGATTTAAGAGAAAAACTGAAAGAATATGAGGACTTAGAGGAACAGGGCAGACTTGTCAAGTTACCTTGTAAAATCGGAGATGATGTTTATTTTGTTCCTAGTCAGGTCAATTACAAGCTGAACATATTAAATAGGCATAGTGAAAATAACAAAGTCTATCATCAGAAAGTAGAGAATTTCGTACTGACAAGGCGCGGCTGGTACTTAGAGTGTGATCAGGATGTTAAGTATGGAACAGGACATATTTTAACAGATAGGTTCTTTAATGAAACTTGGTTTCTGACAAAATCCGAAGCCGAAGCAAAACTGAAAGAATTGAGAGGTAAGAATGAATAAAAGAAAAGCAATATCTAAAAAAGTGAGACAATCTGTATATCTCATGTATAACGGACATTGCGCTTATTGTGGTACAGAAATAGCTTACAAAGATATGCAGGTAGACCATGCAACACCGCTTAGGATAGGTGGAGCAGACGACATTTCAAATTACATGCCAGCTTGTAGGAGCTGCAACCACTATAAAGCCACTTTAGATGTCGAGGAATTTCGAAAGTATCTTTCAGAAATACATAAAAGGCTTATGCGTGACAGCATACCTTATCAAGTGGCGGAGCGGTTTGGTATAGTAAAGCATATGTCGGATAATGTGAAGTTTTATTTTGAGAAAGTAGAAGGAGACGATTATGTGGAAAATAACAAAGAAAGACGGTATTGCAGTGGAGATAGAGAGGTGTCCGGATGAGCAGAAGACGACATAAGCACCTGAATGAATATACATGCTGTGAGCAATGTTCTAAGAGCATGGCAGCAGTCGGAACATATACATGCAATAGAAAGACGATAATAGAGAATTATATGCCAACAGAAGAATACTTCTGGTGCGATGGAGAGATGTTTATTAGGAGGGAGTATGAAAAATGAAATTAATAATAGAAATGCCAGAGGAATTTGAAATACATTTTATGCAGGATAAATTTGAAGATTTCTTTATAAGAATCATTGGGGATATGAGTAGAAATGTTCCTAGTTTATGTGGAGTTGACGAGAAGGAGATTGCTGAAATGTTTAAAACAGCATTTTTAAATAGTAAAGTAGTCAATAATGATGTCAATGAAGCTGCAGATTATCTTGAAAAAGGAAAGGAAAGAAATAAGGCTATAGAGGATTCGAAAAGGGCTGTGGCAAAGGCAATATGTATAGGGTGCGGATATCTCAAAAGTACAGAATGTACATATGCTGGCCAGAATTGTGGAACTAGCAAACCAATGTTAGAAGTAGCCATGAAAGCATTAGATAAATTAAAGGCAGGTGATTCATAATGCTAATATTGCCAATCAAGAAAAAGTGGTTCGATATGATTCTTTCAGGCGAGAAGAAAGAAGAGTATCGGGATATAAAAGAATACTATGAGACAAGATTTCAGAATCTGTTCGGAGCCATAACCATACATCCATTATATCCACCAGACAATTTCTTAGATAGAAGCAAATATGAGTTATTGCAGGGCGAGGCAGTACCAGAGGAGATAAGGAAAGACAGGGTTCAGGAGATTATTTTTCGTAATGGTTATTCCAAGAATTCTAAAGCAATAAAAGCAAGATGTAGATTATGGATTGGAAAAGGTAGACCAAAGTGGGGCGCTACGCCAGGCAAACAGTATTATGTTTTAGAAATCCTGAGTGTTGAAAAACTGGTAGCAGATGAGAAGAAGGTAGGTGATGAACAACTTGAAAAATAACAATATAAAAGACCTTCTTAAGCAGTACAATGATCTGGTTAAGGAGAAACAGGAAATACAGTCCGCGATTGATAAGATACAAAGAGAACTTGATAAAATGGAAGCTGAAGGCTATACGGAAAAGGATAGTGTTACCGGTGGAAATGGAGGTAAGCAGCATTTTGTTGTAGAAGGCTTCCCTTATCCGGCATATTCACGAAAGAGAACACTTCTTTTAGTGCGACAGCGGCAGCAGATGGATGTTAAAGAAAAGATAGATGCGCAGATTAATCTAATAGAACAATGTATAAATGAAATTGACAATAGCAGAATGCGGCGACTTATAACATTAAGATACATAGAAGGTTTATCTTGGGTGCAGGTAGCAAGAAAGATGGGAAAACACCACACAGCGGATGGCTGCAGAATGGCCGTAGAAAGATTTTTGGCAAAAATTTAAAGTTTGTTCGCTCTGTTCGTTTTGTCTGTGTTAATATCTAAACTGGACATGATGGACAGCATGATTTCTCCATTATTAAATATTAATACCCCCGGCAAGACACTGGCTTAAGGCTGGTGTCTTTTTTGTATGCCAAGAAAGGAGCTGATTGTGTGAGGTTAACAGATAAACAACGGAAATTCTGTGATGAATACCTTATAGACCTTAATGCCACACAAGCGGCTATTAGGGCGGGGTACACAGAAAAGTATGCAAATACAAATGCATCAAAATTACTACAAAATACTACAATTTCACAGTGCATAGGAGAGCGACAAAAAGAACTATCACGCAAGACAGAGATTACTCAGGAGCGAGTAATCAAGGAACTTGCACTGATAGCTTTTTCTAATACAGCAGATTATGCACATGTAGTCGAGAAGAAGATGAAAGCAGAAGTAGGCGGAATGCTTGTGGATATACTGGACGAAGATGGAAAACCTGCTACATATAGGACTGTAGAGCCAGTATTGACAGAAGAACTTACAGAAGAACAGAAGCGTGCATTAGCTGTTATTAAGAAAGGGCGAGATGGATTGGAGGTCAAGCCATGTGATAAGGTAAGGGCGTTGGAACTTCTCGGCAAGCATCTTGGTATGTTTACAGACAAGATAGAAGCTAATATTAATGATTCTGTAAAGAACGAGCTTGCAGAGCTTCTTGCTCAGCGTAAGGCAAGGGGTGAGCCTAGTGCTTCTAAGTGATAAGTATTGGGATTACATAGATACACCGGCAAGAGCAGAATTCCTTGAAGGTTCTACTGCATCAGGCAAGACAACAACAGTAGCTGTGAAGTTTATCATGAATGTAGCAGAATCAGATATGAAGCTGCATGTTATAGCCGGTAATACAACAGGTGTTATTGAGAAGAATATCATCAATGCAGATATGGGATTACTTCAGATATTCCCTAATTTGGAATACTGCGGTAACGGTGATAAAGAGAATAAACTTCCACATATTAAATTCAAAACTGGCAGCAGTACAAAGATAATATATATTCTTGGTTACGATAATGCCAGCAAGTGGAAGAATGCCTTGGGTTCACAGTTTGGTTGTGTGTGGGTAGATGAGTGCAATACAGCTAACATAGACTTCATACGAGAGATATTCGGACGTTCTGAATACTTTGTAGGTACACTTAATCCGGATGCGCCTACGCTGCCAATATATTCAGAGTACATCAATCACGCAAGACCGATTGATAAGTACAAGGCGGATGTGCCAGAAGAGATATGGAAGGACCTTAACGGTTGTGAGCCTATTAAAGACTGGGTGTATTGGTTCTTCACATTTGAAGACAACATATCCATGACACCAGAGAAGATAGAACAGAAGAAAATGAGCTATCCTCCTGGTACTAAGATATATAAAAACAAGATATTAGGGTTGAGAGGCAAGGCTACAGGTCTTGTCTTTTCTAATTTCTGCAAAAGACATGTTATTACTAAAGAACAGGCAAAGGTATTTATTAAGCAAGAATATGACGATAAGCAGACAGAATGGTTTGTAATATATACAAGCGGTCTTGATACGGCATATTCAACGAAGAGTCCTGATACTATTGCTATGTCCTTTATGGGAATAACCAACAAAGGCAAGCTGATAGTACTGGATGAAAAGGTATATAACAATGCGGCTCTTGATATACCAATAGCTCCAAGCGATACAGTTAAGAATTATATAGATTTCCTTGAAAGAAATCGTAAGGAATGGGGCGGCATGGCAAAGAACACCTTTATTGATAACGCTGATCAGGCGACAATAACAGAATTTGCCAAGTATAAGAGAGAACATCATGAATGCCTGTATATATTCAATAATGCGTATAAGAAAGTAACAATAATAGACAGAATAAACCTGCAGCTTGGCTGGATGTCCTTTAACGACGAAAAGGGCAAAGAGCCAAGCTATTATGTTGTAGATACATGCACGAACTACACCGGGGAACTGCAGGTATACAGTTGGCTGGAAGATAAAGACTGTGAGCCGGAAGATGGAAACGATCATATGGTAAACAGTACACAATATGGCTGGATACCATACAGGGACAAAGTTGGAGTAGAGAACGGATAGGAGAGTGAGAGAGGTGAGCATATTTAATACTATGGCTGATAAGATAAGAGATGGAATAAGGACATGGTTGCGTGTGCAGCCGGCACAGAGAGGAATAATTAATATACAGGAAATCTTCGACTTTGAAGGTAACGCCATTAAGAATCAGATATGGTACAGAGGTGTAAGTGAAGAGCTGTCACAGCTGTATGATCAGGTTGATGGGGACAAGACAAGATTCTGGGCTGCAAAATGCTCTCCTGGATTAGCGATAAGAAAGATACATGTAGGATTACCTGCAATGATGGTTGATATGCTTGCAAGTATTGTTGTTGCAGATATGAACGAGGTAGATGTTGGCAGTAGGCAGTCAGACTGGGATAAGATAGCGGAAGAAAATGACTTTACAGAGCTTATAAAGCAAGCAATATCAGATACACTTATTGTTGGAGATGGAGCATTTAAGATATCCATAGACACGAATCTCAGTCAGTATCCAATCATAGAGTTTTATCCTGGCGACAGGGTAGAGATAATAAGAGAACGCGGCAGAGTGAAAGAGGTTGTGTTTAAGACAGTATATACAGTTAAGAATCAAGAGTACATTCTGCTTGAAACATATGGCAAAGGCTATATAACATATATGCTCACAAGAGATAATAAAGAATGTGATATCAGCACTGTGCCGGAGCTTGCAGGTTTAAGACCTGTAACATGGGAAGATAAAAGTTTTATGATGGCCATACCGCTCATGTTCTATAAATCAGCGAAATTTAAAGGCAGAGGCAAGAGCATATATGACAGCAAGATAGATGAATTTGACGCGCTGGATGAAGCATGGAGCCAGTGGATGGACGCTTTAAGACATAACCGTACAAAGGAATATATACCAGAGAATTTACTTCCTAGAAATCCTAGTAATGGAGAGGTTATGCTGCCAAATTCATTTGACAACGCTTATATACAGTATTCGTCTCCTATGGCAGAAGGTGCAAGTTATAAGATAGAGAGGGAACAAAGTGAAATACCACATGAAGGATACCTTGCTACATATATTACGGCTTTGGACCTTTGTTTGCAGGGAATCATGAGCCCATCTACATTAGGTATAGATGTAAAGAAACTTGATAATGCAGAGGCTACAAGAGAAAAAGAAAAGGCTACATTGTACACAAGAAACAATATTGTAAATCAGCTCCAGAAGGTTCTTCCAAAGCTTGTAAAAATGACATTGCAGGCGATAGATACACTTAATAATGCAACAACACAGGAAATTGATGTTGATGTAACATTCGGTGAATACGCGAACCCTAGCTTTGAGAGCCAAGTTGAGACAGTAAGCAAAGCTAAGCAGGGTGGCATCATGAGTGTGGAAGCGTCCGTTGATGAGCTGTATGGAGACACTAAGGATGATGACTGGAAACAGGAAGAGGTTGCAAGGCTTAAGGCTGAACAGGGAATATCAGATATGGAAGAGCCGGCACTTAATACGGAATTAGATGGATTTGAAGTGGAAAGCTTTTAGAGGTAGCCTATGTTAAATACAGACTATGATATAGAGAAAGCCTTTAAAGCCATAGAAGATGAGCTGATTGCTTCTATGATGCGCAATCTTGCGAGCCACAGAGCAGAAGAGACAGATATGGGGTTTAACTGGTCACAGTGGCAGGTAGAACAGCTTAAGGCTCTGGAAAAGTATAAGGCACAGAATAAAAAGAAGTTCACGAAGTCGTTCAGTAACATAAATGATTCTATTGACGCAATGATATTTGCAGCCAGACAGGAAGGCGGTACAGAACAGGAACAGAAGATATTAAGGGCCTTAAAGAAGGGCTTGAAAGCATCTAAGGTGTCACAGGGCGCTGAAGGTGCTTTTTTTAAGCTTAATACAAGAAAACTGGAAGCTCTGATAAAAGCCACAAAGAATGATTTTGGTACAGCAGAGAAGGCAATGCTCAGGATGTCCGAAGACAAATACAGACAGATAATATTTAATGCACAGGTATATGCAAATACAGGCGCAGGAACATATGAGAAGGCTGTAGATATGGCTACAAAGGATTTTCTTAAGGCTGGTATTAACTGCATAGAATATTCCAACGGTGCAAGACATTCAATAAAATCATATGCCAAGATGGCAATTCAGACAGCGTGTAAGCGTGCCTATTTGACTGGAGAGGGCGAAATGAGACAATCATGGGGAATTAGTACAGTTATTATGAATAAGCGTGCTAATGCCTGTCCTAAATGCCTTCCGTTTGTTGGTAAGATTCTTATAGATGATGTGTGGAGTGGAGGAAAGGCGTCAGATGGTCCTTATCCGCTTATGTCTTCTGCTATGGCAGCAGGACTTTACCACCCTAACTGCAAAGATGTACATACAACATATTTTCCTGAACTTGATGATGAGCCTGATAGCAAGTTTTCCAAGAAAGAGCTTGAGCAGGTTAAGGAAGATTACAGGCAGGACCAGAAACAGCAGTATGCAGGCAGAATGGCGGAGCAGTACGGCAGACTATCAGAGTATTCACTTGATCCGGATAATAAGAGAATGTATGCGGCGAGGAAGGAGCAGTGGGAAAAACAGGAATATGGTGCTATTGATGAATACACATCATCAAAGAAAGAATATGATGCACAAGTTCACAAGTTAGCTAAACTTGAAAAGGAAACAGACAATGCACTTAATGCTTATATGGATGTTATGGATACACCTCAAGCAGCAGAGTATGAAGAGGTATTTAATAAAAAATTTGATGAAACAGAAAATCTGAAACAGATAGTTAAAGATTTGAAAGCAGGATTGTCAGGAAAAGAAGCAAAAGCTGTTAGACAGATGGAAAAGGAACTTTCTTTAAGAACTGGAATACCAATAGATAAAGTTGAAATGTCAGGATTGAAATATGATACCGCTAAAATGGTATATGATTCTTATGATGTTGTTTTGAAAAAATTCCCTGAACTGAAAGGACAGCTAGCATCTTTCAAATATAGTAGCGATTTAAAAGGTGGTACATATGCAGGTTGTGTAACATATACGGGAGAAATCAAAGCATATGGAAAATTTGCTAATTATGAAAAATTAGTTCAAGCATATGCAAATGATGTTGCTCAAGGGTTTCATCCAGTTGGTACAGACCACAACAGTATTATTGTACATGAATTAGGTCATGCCTTAGATGGATATATGTCAAAAAAGGGACTGCTTGATGGAAATGTTCACAGAACAACGAGCAAAACAGTAAAAGATATGACTCTGAAATTAGCGGGATTTGATAAGCAGGAATTAGCGGATGATTTGAAAAAACAAGGCTTGACGCTATCTCAAAGACGTGATATTTTAGAAAAAAAAGAAAGAGATTTCATAGCTGAACATGTTAGTGTTTATGCAGCAAAGTATGATTATGTTAAAAATAGAACTAAAGTAGATTCTGAACGTGAATTTTTCGCAGAATGTTTTGCAGAATATATGATGAGTGATAATCCAAGAAAAACAGCAAAAATATTTGGCGAAATTATTGAAACAGCATTAGGAAGGTGATGTAAATGTTTTCAAGTGATGCTACAGTTGAAGAAATTAGCCAATTTGAGTATGAACTGGATAAGAAAGGCTTAATGGATTATTATCATCAACTTGGAGGGAAAAAGAGCGGATTAAAAAATTTTTTAATAGATGGCTTGATAAGTTCATCAAACCCAGTGGATTCTTTAGAACTTATTAAAAGTGATTCCAAATTAAAACTGACAAATGCTGAATGGGAGTATGCAAGAAAGATTGCGTTTGAACGTCTTAAGAAACTTATGATAGAAGAGTATGCAGCTACTGATGAAGAGATGAATAGTGACGAGACAAAAGAATATTTTAAATCTTTAGGTTTTGCGGATTTTTTAGAAGTTTAACAGCCACCAGTCGAGAGATTGGTGGTATTTTTATACCCAATTTTAAGAAAGAGAGGATTTAAAAATGAAGGATTATATTGGAGTAAAAGTGGTGGCAGCAGAGCCAATGAGCAGGGGCGAATACAATGAATACAGAGGGTGGAAGATACCAAGTGACGAGAATCCAGAAGATGAAGGCTATCATATAAGATATTCTGATGGATATGAAAGTTGGTGTCCTAAGAAACAATTTAATGAAGCGTATAGAAAATGTGACAATATGACATTTGGAATTGCTATTGAGGCCATGAAAAAAGGTAATAAGGTAGCAAGAAGAGGTTGGAACGGAAAAGGAATGTTTGTTGTATATCAGAAAGCATATCCGAATGGAATCCCCTGCAATAAGCAAACAGCGGAAGCATGGGGGTTAAACGAAGGCGATTTGTTTATATGTAACCCATATTTTCAGATAAAAAATGTGGATGGTTCACATTCAATGTGGGTTCCAAGTATTAACGATTGTCTCGCTGAAGATTGGATTATAGTAGAATAGTCCAAAGTTGCACCAGTGCAACACAATTTAATATTAGTTATTAAGCACACATGGCAAATAAGCTGTGTGTGCCTATTTTTTTTATGCCCAAAACTTAATGGCACTAAACTTTAGGGAAATGGGAAATGCCGACGGGCGGTAAACGGAAGAAAGGAGATAGAGTGATGAGAAAGACATTACCTATGAATTTACAGTTCTTCGCAGAGGGCGGAGATGGTAACGGCGACCAGAACGCTGGAAGTAACAATAATGGACAGGCAGGACAGCAGAGTGGTCAGAATAATCAGCAGACAGCTGGTGTTGATTATGACAAGATACAGGCAATGCTGGATAATGCAACGGCCAAGAAAGAGAATGCTGTGCTTAAAAGCTATTTTCAGCAGCAGGGATTATCAGAAGATGAGATAAGTCAGGCTATTGCAACATTTAAGCAGAATAAGCAGCAGCAGACAGAACAGCAGCAGAACGCTAATGCTAATCTTCAGAATGAAGTGGCAGCTGCACAGAAGGTTGCTGAACAGGCTCAGATTGAGCTTGCAGCTACAAAGGTAGCAATGACACTTGGTATAGAAGCTAAGACACTTCCCTATGTGCTTAAGATGGCTGATTTCAGCAAGGTAAAGGGTGTTGATGGAAAGGTGTCTGAAGATAATATCAAAGCTTCACTTGAGCAGGTACTTAAAGATGTACCAGCACTTAAGCCAAGTATGGAGAACAATGCTGGCTTCCAGATTGGTGCTCCTGGTAACAATGGAAATGGCAATCCGGGTAATGATGATGCAATAAGAAAGTTATTCGGATTAAAGCCAAAGCAGTAAAGAAAGGAATAGGATTATATGAATAATATCGAATTATCTACAATATACCTTCCAATACTTGATGAGGTGTATAAGGAAGGTGCAAAGACCTCAGTATTAGATGGTGATGAAACAACAGTAAGAAAAGGCAATAACGGTGAAATCAAGATTGCGAAGCTTGATATGGATGCACTTGGTGATTTTGATAGAAAGTCAGGTTATACAAAGGGTTCAACTTCACTTACATGGGAAACAGTTAAGTACGATAAGGAACGTTCACAGGATTTAAGAATTGACCGTCTTGATAATGATGAAACACTTGCACAGCCATTTGCCAAGTTATCAAGTGAATTCTTAAGAACAAAGGTTATTCCGGAAACAGATGCCGCGCGTATTGCTAAAATCTGTGGAACTAAGGATATAACAGTAAAGGAAGAGAATATTGAAACAGGAGCTGAATTAATAACAGCGTTAAGAGCTTGTGCTAATAAGATGGATGAGGATGAAGTTCCTATGGAATCACGTATTTTATTCATCACACCTACATTAGCTTCTCTTGCGGACGATATGGATACAACTAAATCAAGAGAAGTACTTAAGAGATTTTCTCAGATTATATCAGTTCCACAGTCACGTATGTACACATCAATAACCCTTCATGATGGTAAGAATTCATATGGATATGAAAAGACTAAGGCAGCTTATACATTATCAAAGGATACATCACCACAGCCGGGTAAGACTTATTACACAAAAGAAAGTGAGGGCAATTACAAGGCTGTTAGTAGTCCAAGTGGAACACAGGTTGAAAATTACGAGATGACAACTAAGCCGGCTAAGAATGTTAACTTCTTATGTGTAGAGAAGTCTGCAGCTGTAACAGCTATGGATCAGTATATTAAGTACTTTAGTCCAGATCAGGACCAGGATGGCGATAGTCATGTATTCAAGTATCGTAATAATAATCTTTATGGACATGTATATGAGAATAAGACCGCTGGGGTATATGTATCACATAAGGATAATTAAGGAGGAATCATTATGGCAGATACAGTAATTGGATTGACCTTTGAACCAAAGGTTATTAGGTCAAAGAAAACAGGTAAGGCAAAGGAAGACAAGCCAAAGGAAGAGAAAGTAACAGCAGATGAACCAAAGGAAGATAGGACAGAATAGGCGGTGGTCTTATGGTATATGCAAGTAAAGAGCAGTACCTTAGTGAACATAGACTTATCCCGGACGAGCAGATAGAACGAAGATTAAAACAGGCGAGCCGGCATATCGACTCGCTTACTTTTAATCGAATAACATCAAGAGGATTTAATAATCTGACAGAGTTTCAGCAGGGCATACTGATAGATGTGTGCTGTGAAATGGCTGATTTTGAATATGAGAATGAGGACATGATTAATTGTGTCTTGCAGAATTATACTTTAAATGGAGTATCTATGCAGTTTGGCAGCAGTTGGAATGTTCTTGTACAGAATGGTATAGCTGTAAAGCGTGATACATACCAGATACTTTGTCAGACGGGCTTGTGTTGTTTAAGTCTGGGGGTGTGAGTATGAAGTACCCGTGTTTAATACTAAAGAGCATGTGTAAGACAGAAATACACCTTGAGATAGAGCGGGAAGGCAGGAATGTCTATGGAGAACCTCTTGAACCTGTCATATGGGATGGCTTATGTAACTATCAGGATAGCGGTAAGACAGAATTAACAGTAGAAAAGGTGCTTATAAAGCTTGAAGGATGTGCTTTGATACCCGGAGATATTGCACCAGAACTTCCGGTAATTACAAGTGGTGATATAACCGTTTATGGAGTTACAAGGCATATATATAAGGGTACAAAGTGCCGTAATCCGGATGGTACAGTTAATTATGTAAGATTGGATGTGATGTAATGGCCAGAAATGTGAAATCTACAGTTAAGCTTAATATGCCTATGGTAAGGAAGCTTACGGCAGCAGCAAAAGTGTCAGTTGCACAAACAGCAGAAGCAATACATACAGATGTTGTTCAGAGTCAGGTTATACCGAGGGATACTGGAGCATTACAGAATGAAAGCACATTTGTTGATTTATCTGATATAGGTCAGGGAAAAGCATATCTTGTGTCTAGTACACCATATGTCAGAAGACTGTATTACCATCCGGAATACAACTTCCATCAGTCACCGTGGACTGATGATAAGGGCAAGAAACATGAAGGAAATGCAAATGCTAAGGGCAGATGGCTTGATGACTACATGAAAGGTGGTAAAAAGCAGAATTTTGCACCTAAAGCATTTGGAAAGTTTTATAAAAAGAATGCGGGGTTGTAATGTTAGGAATAGGTGATGCAAGAGACCTTATAGCAGGCCTTGGAATAACGGCTAATGACCATGTATATTGTGGAAGGCTTGATGATAAGAAAGATAAGAGCATAGGTGTATATCATCTTAACAGGGGAGACAATGTTCAGATGGCTGTTGGGGGTATACGGAACAGCTCTTACGCTGTCAAATCCATAAGTATACTGGTTCATTGGAATAAAAGTGTCAGGGAGACTGAAAAAGTCTCACAGGAGCTTTACGACAAGCTCAGAGATATGAAACACGTAAACATTAATGACACAAATATTCTGTTTACAGAAATGTTAGTATCAGCACCGATTGAAGTTGATACGGATGATAAAGGAATATTTGAAATGGTCATAGAACTTAAATTTTATTATGAAAGGTAGGTAATTATATGTCACAGAATACAAAGATAGCTGGATATAATGCAGAAGCGACACCTATAGAGGGGGTTAATCCGGTACATAAAATTCAGTTTGGAATATGTGTAACTGGAAGAAAAAACACAGACACACCGGAAACAGTAGAAACAAAGATTGTAAAAGATGCAGAGAGCTTGAACATTTCTATAGACGGAACTATCGAGGAATGGAATGCAATGGATCAGGCTGGCTGGGTAAGGAGACTTATGACAGCTAAGTCGTTAGAAATATCATTTGGCGGTAAGCGTAACTATGGTGATGAAGGAAATGATTATGTAGCAAGCCGCTTTATGAAGACAGGTCAGGATTGTAATACATGGGTATCTATTATATTCCCTAATCTTGACCAACTTCTTGTACCAGCAGTAATCAATGTAACATCTCTTGGTGGAGATGCTACAAGTATTGACGCACTTGAATGGGATGCAAAGTCAGACGGAAAGCCGACATATTTAGAATATGAAGCAGCCTAAAGAAAGAGAGGATTTGAATAATGGCAAAGACAGATTTTAAAGTAATAGATATATCTATGAAGATTACGAACCAGTTACCTATGATTCGTATTACAGAGGATTTGGTTGTTACTGTTAATAACAGAAAGAGCACAATTCTCAACATACAGGCTATGGCACAGGAAGCAGAGGGCAAGGAAAACAAGGATGATATGGCATTTATGATTAAAGGTCTTGAAATGCTTGTTGGAAAGGATGCTTCAGATAAGATTGAGGCATTAGACCTTCCTATTCCTGAATATAAGGAAATGTATAATACAATAATGCAGGTTGCTATGGGAACGTACGGCGAGGAGCAGACACCCTCAGCATAATGAGGTATATTATGATATATGGGATGATTGGGAACTGATAGAAGCCAGCTTTCTGTCCCAGTATGGCATACGGTTGCGTACCGAAGACGATATGTCTTGGTCGGAGTTTTGTTCTTTACTTAGTGGAATAATGCCTGAAACACCTCTTGGAAGAATTGTAGGAATCAGAGCAGAAAAGGATCCTAAGGTTATAAAGGAATTCTCTAAGGAGCAGAAGAAAATTCGTAACGATTGGATATTAAGAAGAAATAGAAAATTAATGGAAGACCCTGCAAATTACAATAAGTATTGGAGTGACTTCCAAAATTGGGCTAAGACCGCTTTCTCTAAGTAGAAAGTGGTCTTTTTCAATGCCGGAAAGGAGGGAGTATGTCGGATGTAGTAGGACAAATAGCGCTGGAAATTGGTATAGACAGTTCACAGATAGTTAATCAGCTTACAGGTGCTTCCAATAAGGCAGCAAAGCAGGCAACATCCATTTTTTCTGGTATGGGAAAGAAGATAGCCGGAGCTTTAAGCATTGCAGCATTTGCTAAATTTACAAAAGACTGCATAGAAGTCGGTTCAAATGTAACAGAAGTACAGAACGTTGTAGATACAGCATTTGGAGATTTAAGCCATCAGGCTGATTTATGGGCTTCTAACGCCATGACTAATTTCGGACTATCTGAATTATCTGCTAAGAAGTACATGGGTGTATTTGGCCAGATGAGTAATGCTATGGGCATTACAGGACAGGCTGCACTTGATATGGCAGAAGATGTTACTGGATTAACAGGTGATGTTGCATCATTTTACAATTTGAGTACAGATGAAGCATATACAAAGCTGAAATCCATCTGGACTGGTGAAACAGAGACACTTAAGGACCTGGGCGTAGTAATGACTCAGACGAACTTGGATCAGTATGCACTTAATAATGGCTTTGGTAAGACTACGGCTAAGATGACAGAGCAGGAAAAAGTAATGCTCCAATATCAGTATGTTACTAGTGCACTGTCCAATGCCACAGGAGACTTTGTTAAGACACAGGATTCCTGGGCAAATCAGACAAGAATATTATCACTCAGATTCGAACAGTTAAAGGCTTCTCTTGGTAAAGGCTTTATAGCATTATTTACACCTATATTACGAGGCTTAAATACTGTGCTTGCAGGCTTGCAGAAGGTTGCTGATGGGTTTGCAACATTTACACAGATGCTTACTGGTGCGGATATATCTTCTTCAGCTTCTTCAATAACAGGCCTTGGAGATATAGCGTCAGACACGGCGGATAATGTAAGTGGTATAGGAGATGCAGCATCTTCTACAGCGAAGGAGATAGAAAAATCACTGGCCGGATTTGACCAGATAGAAAAGCTTTCAGAGCCAACGGACAGTAGTAGTTCTGGTGGAGATAGTACATCTTCAGGTGGTCTTGGTATAGACACAGGAGTAACAGCGGAAACAACAAATGTATCAAGTGCAATATCAAATATGGCATCTAAGGTCAAAAAGGCATTAGAGCCACTTAAGTCAATATCATTTGATAATCTGATAACATCACTTGATAATTTAAAAGAATCAGCGCAACCACTGACAGAAAAGTTGTTTTCAGGTTTGGAATGGGCTTGGACAAATATATTTGTACCATTAGCTACATGGACAATTGAAGATGCGTTACCAGCTTTTTTAGATGTTTTATCAGCAGGGCTTGATGTATTTAACAGTGCATTAGATGCACTAAAGCCATTATGGGACTGGGCGTGGGATAATTTCCTTGAGCCGGTAGCAGAATGGACTGGTGGAATGATAGTTGATATCTTAAAAGATCTGGCAGCAGCTCTGGAAGGAATATCAACCTGGATTAGCAATAACCAAGGACCATTTGACGCAATAGTTGTAACGATATTAGCGTTTGCAGCGGCTTGGAAAGCTGTAGAACTTGCTGAATTCATAATGAATGCTGGCGGTGTGGTTGGAATTATAAATAAGATGAAGACTGCAATAGAGGCCTGCACAGTAGCAAAGATAGCCGACAAATTAGAAACGGTTAAAATATGTGCGCTGTATGCAAAAGATTTTGTAAAGAGTATTGCTTCATCTATAACACAGCTAGGAATATATTACTCTACATGGTTTAAAGTAAATGTTTTGCAATCTGATGTTGTAAAAAATTTAAAGGGCATAGTAGTTGCTATTAAGGAATCAACATTAGCATTAAAAGACGATATTGTTCAATGGGTGAAGAATACGGCTGAAAAAGCAAAAAATAAAGCTGTAGACATAGGACAGAGTATAAAAAATTTGGCTATTGATATGGCTAAAGCTACTAAAGAACTTGCACTTCAGTCTGTTGAATGGGTGAAGAATACAGCGGAAAAGGTAAAAAATAAAGCTGTAGATGTGACAACAGGAATTAAAGATTTTGTTGTTAATATGGCTTTAGCTACTAAGGCACTTATTTCACAGGCTGTACAATGGGGAATATCAACTGCATCCAAAATAGCAGATACGGCAGCAACAGCGGCACACACAGCAGCAACTTGGCTTGCTACGGCAGCCCCAACAGCATTTGGGGTGGCAAAGTGTATATTAACAAACCCGGTTTAACTTGTTAATGGCGGCTTT